GTTCCTACATCTTCAGGGAACTGAACACTTCCATCATAATTTCTACCTGTCTCAGGGGCATTAAAATCTTGGTCGCTATTCGCTTTTTCAATATCCTTTTTATACATAGGATAGAGCTTTTTAGCTTGGTCTTTTGTAAATAGCCTAGATACAATTATATTTTCAGCATCATCAAAAAATCTATGCTGACTATTAGGGTCAACATAAACATCTAATGGGTCTATGTCATGCATACAAACTTCACCTTTTCCCATATCCATCATAGGGTCTTGATAAACTTGTATAAAGCCTAACCCTGAAACATAGTAATCATCTACTACTTTTCTTATAACTGTTCTACCATCAGATATATCATACATGTAAGAAAGTAAGGCACTTACAACATTCGCTACTTTTTTATCTGAATCTTCTCTTGGAGCTACTCTAAAAGAAGGCCTATTCGCTGTTATCATTGACTTTGCTGTTTCTACCGCAGGATGAATCCTGTTAACAACAATTGGAGCTTGACCTCTTTTCTTTAAAACGTCAGCCTGCTCTGTGGTCCATTGTTTACCTAATCGAAACTCTTTATCTTCTTTAGCTTCGACAGCCCAAGTATCTCTTTTTTTGGAATAGCGTTGATATATATCTATGGTTTCGTTTACAAAATCACGCTCGCTATGAGCAGGTTTAGTATTTTTATCTTCATACGCCATAATTTTTACCCCTAATATACGTTACATTGTCATCCAATCCAACACCTTTTTTACTGGACCCTTTTTTATACTGTCTGGGTCATACTCTTTTACTCTACAAACCTTGTGTCCATCTAGTGCAGTCCATACTGCATCCATAACATCATCATGCTTACCTCTTGGGTAAGATAAAAATTCTTGTTGAGGTATAATATCCTCTGGTCTAAAATAGAAAAGTTTTCTTGCAAACATAGGAACTAATGATAATAATCTCTCACTTTTAGAGTTTCTAGGTTTTACACCGCTTTCTAATCCTGGTATATAAATATTCTCATCGCTCATCATTTCTCTAACAGCTACTCTTAATGCTTCTTGATAACCTACTGTCTCAATCTTCATTCTTCTAGGTCTATACTTTTTAAATGTATCTATCAATACTTTCGGTTGTTCAGCAGGCGATATACGATTTCTATAAATGTCGACAACATACTTATTATTGTCATTATCGACAGCAATAGTAGCCACAACAAAAAAATCAGCCCTAGCAGAAAGAGAACTGGCAGGGTCAACACCACAATAGACATCCACTGGTTTAATTTGCTTATCATCTCCAACCTCCCTTACTAGGCAATTTTGCCCATTTATTCTCTCAAAGTCATAGTGATGAAGCTGAACCCATTCTGGTTTAAAAGGAGCGTCATCTGGAGATTGAGCGATATTCATATACTCCTGATAAAACCCATTTAAGTTACCTACGGACTCAAACTCCTTTTTTATCCCCAGTATTCTACTTTTTGGAAATCTTTCTGGCCAAATACTCTTTTCTTCTTCATCCCATATAGAATACCATAAAACTTTCCATGTTTCTGATTCTTTAGCCCAGTATAAGAAACAATCTTCTGATATTACTGTACCTATCATACAGATTTTACCTTCATCAGAAAGAGAAGGGATAACTGCTTCTGTCATCCATTTTCTATTCTTAGCTCTAGCTTCAGCAGTAAATGCATTTAATTCTGACTCAAAGTCATCTACTATAACAAGATTAGGTCTTGTATCTCCTTCAATAAAACCCCTAACTCTTTGCCCTGTACCTACAGCAATAATACGAGTACCATTTGCTAACACTATATCAGTATGAGTCCACCTTGCTGCAGTATTAGGCCCCATATCTCCAAAAGTATTTTTAAAATTCTGACTATGTGTTAAATGATATTTTATTCTTGATAAGAAGTTTATTGACTGTGCTTGAGATTCGGATATGATGACTATAAATAAATCTTCGTCACTTTTCTTAAATGCTACTCTCCATAATGGGTAGATGAGAGTGGTAACAGTGCTCTTAGCCGTTCCTCTAGGCGCAGCTATCAACACTCTCCTTTCGTCGTCGTCAGCTAAGGCAGAATACACCTCATGATGGAACGGGGGTGTGTGTTTACGGAGGGCAGTCGGGAAGCAGTGCCTTCCAAACAACGCCATATTGTTCCGTAGCTTCTGAAGAGCTCTTAACTCCTCATACTTAGCTTCATAATCCACTAATCTTCTTCTTTAATAGTAGTTCTTTGTGCCATAAGCTTTTGCTCTTCCTCTCTAAGCTCATCTATAAGTTTAGTAGTAGAAGTAGCTTCAATAGTATCTGTAGTTTTAACAAGATGCTTGTCTTTCATTCCATGCATATCTTGTAAATTCTCTATTGCTCTCAAAAGGTTAGTAACATCTTTTTTATCTCTAGCCATACCTATCGTTCTTTCTAATAGGTCAAGAGTATAGTTTTCGGTTAAACCATGCTCTGTTAGTAATTTACTTAGCTCGTCTCTTACCATACCTTTAAATACCTCCGTTCTCATATTACGTTTGACTCTTCTTTCGGTGTTCGAGTCTATTTCACCGTAAACCTTAGCTATTGTTTTATTTGTATCCATAGTCTGTGCATAGACCATGGCTAAATTCTTCATTTTTTCCTGTTTCGCCTTAACTTCAATAGGCCTTTTGCCAGTAAGCGTAGTATTAGACTTTCTTCCTTTAACTTTAAGTTCTTTTGAAGTATATTTCGGATTATAAAAAGTATAGCCCCATGCAAACCGTAGATAGACATTATCAATCTCATGGTTCGACCCGTACCGTCTCTTTTTAATAACTTTTGATACGAAACCGTCATCGGATAGAGCCCATCCTCCTTCTTTCGCTTCCCTCCAGGGGGAGTAATCAATGTTCTCTTTATCTGCTTCTTCTTTGGTGTAGATTTCATAGGTTTTCTCACCTATATCTTTATGATTAATCGTAATAGTATACATTATTCATCAATATGTTTTAATAGCAGTACGACAAATACAATAAGAACACAAAAAGTAACTATTATTCCTGTAAACATTAATAACCAATTCTTGAATAGTCTTGCATATCTCTAGCAAAAGAACTAAGTCTGTCCATTCTAGTGCTTTCTGGTCCTGCATTATGCTCTCTAAACCACCATTCAGCTAAATTTTCTGGGTTTACTCCATACATACCAGAGCTCTTTCCTTCTTTTCTGAGATAGTTTGCTAAAAACAGCATTCCTTGTTGTTCTGGAGTTAATTTAGAAGCATCTAATCCTTGGTCTGTTAGCTTTAACCAGCTAGGCTGTTCTCCTAATTCCGCAATAAGTCGTCTAGCTGCTGTATGACCAGCTCCTTCTCTTCCTGCTTCAAATTGATATAAACCTTTTCCAGGACCACCGCTTGTTTGTTGAGCAGTAGAAACGCCCTTACTCTCATGAAAGGCTATTCTTTTCATTAAATCCTCTAATTGAGAAGAAGGCATTTTCCATTTTTCAGAAGCTTTTGCCAATAAAACATCATAAGGAGAAATTGTGTCAGCTTTAATTGATTCTATTAGTGTGTCTGTAGCCATTAGTACTTAGATGCTCCTGGTCTTCCTTTCTTTTTGCTTTTATAAGCCTTTACAGCTGCTTTACGCTTTTTCTTATCCATCTTACGTTGCTTTGCTTTCTTATTTGGCATTATCTAAAATATCTCCCTATTAACTTCTTTCCTATAAACAAAACTGCTATTACACCTACAACTGATATAACATCAATAAAATGATTACCACTATCGCTTTCTAGAGTACCCATAGGAGTCTCTAACTTAAACTTTTTAACAGACGGTGTATCATTTGCCATTAATCTATTGGATAATCGTCAAATTCATCAGCCATTGCTCTCATTTGGTCCCAAACAGTAGGCTTTTTCTTTCCTCTAAGTTGAGGCGCAAACTCTTTATATAATGCACGATTGTATTCGCCTAAATCTTGCTGCATAGGAGTTCCATATCTTCTTAGCTCCTCCCTCATACCTCTCTCATTTATCCTTTGATTTATTCTATCTCTTATAGCCGCATCTCTCATATCAAGCTCTTGGTCTTTAGTTAATCTTCCGCCTCTTCTTTTAGAGCCTCCCTTTCGAAACTTTTCTATCATTCTCATAACCTCAGGACTTAGCCTTGTTGCCTCACGAGGCACCCTGGAAGATTGCGCTCGTGTTGCTCGTCTTGGAGCTTCCATAAGCCTTTTTCTTGCTTCCTCTAGCACTCTATTGGATTCTCCCATTTTTCTATACATCGCAACATCTTCTCTAGATGGACGATAACGAGTAGCTGAAACACCTTCCCATTTACCTTTAATAGGGTCAGCCGCTCTACGAGTAACTCCTGGCATACCCTTGCTCTTAATAGGAATATCCTTACCTGCTAAATAAGGAGATTTAGCCTTACCTTTACCAGAAAGCATAGCTTTGCCTACTTTAGCAGCCTTCTTTGTTTTGCCTGCTGCCATTAATAATCTTAAAATTGTTGAAAGTGCCATATACATCCTTAAATTAGTTATTTGGTGGATAATATACAACATATTACCCAATTTCCAAAATTTTTATTAAAAAATATTTTTATAACCGATGTTAGTAAGTAGATTACCTAGCTAGAAAGTTATTTATCTTAGTTGTAACTTAATGCTATCACTTAAGTACTACTAGCTAGTTATAACTAGGAATATAATCAAATAAATAAACTATGCAAGAACTTTTTTTATAAACCTTCTAAATTGGGGTGAGTTTGGGGTAGTTACCCCTAATACCCCCTGCTTGTGTATTCTGTGTATTCTCTTCGAGACCACTTTTGAAAAATTGTAACAAGAATGTTTACGTGTGGTATACACAGTTGGTACCCCCTTGGTTTTAAGCCCATAGGGGTCGAGACCTTGTTGAAATTCAACTATATCTAATCAGTAGCTCTTTCAACTGACCCCTAAAGCCTGGGCTTAAGGCTAACCAATGCGGTGCCAACGAGTATCCCCTTCGGTTTTGATACTTATTAAATTAAAAACATAAAGGAGTAAAAGATGAAAGCTATATTAGATATTATATTTAAGTATGTTGTAGATGGAAAGCAGATTGTTATTAAGAGAGATGATAACAACAAAGTTACAGGTTATTCATTCCGTTCACTAGATTTAGACGGATTACTATCTGATAACGAGATGTTACAAGTTATAGCCGAGAACGAAGATAAGCGAGAGTTCAACTTTAGACACGGCAAAAAGGGAACTAGTTGGGTAGATACTACTGTTACTCCTAACAAAGTTCATCCTATCCATAGAGATTTCTTCTACATTGGTGCTGATACTAGAACTGAATATGCTAGTTCCGAGCAATTGTTATCAGTTGATTAG